AAACTAGGACGATATGTTGCTAACGAGTACATGGAATTAGGTGTTAAAGGCACAAGCCTTACTGGGTTTAGTGAGTCGCAAAGCATCTGTAAGACTCTACGTAAGCCAGAAGAAAAACTCAAAGAGTTTAAGGCAGCTGGTAAAGTACAGTTGCGTAAGTTCTTAGACGACATTAATGCCACCGACACTAAAATGAACGGTCGTATTAACGAAGAAACTATTCTTCTTAAAGTAGGTTAAGACGAGTTCGACAATATGGTGAAGGGGTTGCTTCGCCCCCACCATGTTGAGTCTTTTATAACAATTATTCTAAACTGTTGTTGTGGTTCTGCTCCATCCCCTGTTCTAGTATAGATAGGAAATGGGTATGTTACATTAGGTCCTAATTCCACTGTAACCGGGAAGGTTGGGTACGATAAGTCAGCGGCTGTTGCGTTGCCTGCTTCTACATCTACTGTGTAAGTACCAGCGGGTGTATAAGGTGTACAAACAAGTGAAGGATTAAAACCTCCACCTTCACTAACAGTACTTACATCTGCTATTTGTACTGTACTGTTTAGAATCTCAATTGACTCACTAGTTAAGATTACAGTGCCAGCAGTTGAGCCAGTTCGTACCTGTACTCGAAAATGATGGGAATTATCATTAAAATAATCAATTGAGGCAGCGACCGTAAAGCTACCTCCTGCAGCAAGCGATGCAACTGTAAATGATCCACTAGTGGCTACAAGGTCATTGATCGTTGTTGCGTAAAGATCAATAGTCCAGTAATATGTACCGGGACTCAATCTGCTTACAGTAACAGTTACCGGGGCACCGCCTTCTACAACAGTTAAACCACTTAATGAAATAGCCGGTGGTAAGGATAAGCCAATACCTGATAAACTTCTTGAACTAACACTACTGATTCTTGGCATGTTATTATCCGTATGTAGTTAATGATCCCAACACTGTCCAGGTTGAAGATTTCATAATTAATGTAAAACTAACTACATCAATTTTGCTAGCAGTACCAGCAACACTTCCGCCTTGCCAGTTAATTGTTTTAGCTACGCCGTTAATTTGTAATGCGTTTGGTACGTAAGGAGTTGCTCCTTGCGCTAAAATTAATGTACAGACAATAGTCCTATCGTCATTAGTTGGAATATTAGTGAAGTTTGCTGTAAAGTTTGAAGATATACTAGAATGGTACCATATCGCACCTGTACTAAAATCATGTGCTACTACCCCAGTAGCAGTAGTTTTACTATTTAGAACTTCAGTAGATTGTTGTAAGGTTGTTGTTCCAGTAAAGATCGGATCAGTAAACATTGTAGCTTTCGATTCGTTAGTTACATTACCTAAGCCGACATGTGTTGCTGTTACTCCTGCTACGGTTCCGGTAAATGTTGGATTGTCAAACATTGTACTCTTACTTTCATTAGTAACATTACCAAGGCCAACTTTGCTCGATGATAATGTTAGCCAACTTGGATCACTATAACTACCTGTAGTAACAACACCGTTGGTAACTGTACCAGCGTTGCCGTCAATACTAACACCATTTAATGTCTGTGATGCGCTAGCCCTATTATATTGAATACTAGTTGTTCCAATATAATGTGTGCTTGTAGATAACGCAGTATTCTCAACATTACCTAACCCAACTTTAGTTGCAGATAATGTTAACCAACTTGGATCGCTATAGCTACCATTTGTATACACGCCGTTAGTAACAGTGTCAGCATTACCAGTTAAACTACCCACAAAAGATACCGAAGTTAACGCACCCGTTGAAGGATTATATGTTAACGGCGTTGATGTATTATCTACATAAATTGTGTCTAATTGGTAACTAGGCGGAATGTCTTCAGTGTTAATATCGCCAGGAGCAAAGGGACGAGAAAATAAAGGATAATAAGTAGCGTTTGCGTTCGAATCAATAATTTCTGTATACGCACCAGTGCCGTTACCTGTATTACTAATAATAACAGTATCAGTAAGCGGATCAGCAGTCAGGGTAATACCAAACCCTGCTTGTACTGTGATTGTATCTCGAACTTGATCAGCAACTACTGTAGTAACTGTATTATCGGGAAATGACGGCTGGACTACTACAAAATTGCGAAAGGCATCGGTTGTTGCTACTGACATAAAAACTCCTGTTTACCCAATATTTATCGCTATTTGAGCTTATCTTATTCTAAGATAAATACTTGAAAGAGACCTAACTATGGCACAAATATTCAATATCCTAGACGACAAAGTCGTTATTAATAAACTAGCGCTACGCTACCTAGAAGGTTCTGTTACACACGCAGGCCAGCTAACTTTAGAAGGTAATGCGTCAATATCTAACTCACTAACAGTTGATTCTATTACTGTAGATACCCTAAAAGTTAAAAATTTAATTACCGAGTCCGGCGCAATCGACGGGGCAGGTAAGTGGTTTTCTAGCGACGAAGCGGGGCTAAACGGTAAGGGATTAACTTGGACGCACGGCACTGGAGATGTAGGATTAATGTACAGAACTGGTGGCCGCATTTGGGCTAGCAGTGACATAGACTTAGCCAAGGATAAATCATACAAGATCGACAATGTAAGTGTTATTAGCAAGACTGAATTAGGACCACAAGTTAAGAAAAGTAGCTTAACAGAAATCGGAGCGCTAAGAACACTTCTGGTAACAGGTACTGCTAACTTAGGTCAATTTGCCTATGTTAACGGCGATAGCGGACGCTTTGGTCTTAACACAGACGAGCCTAACGGCATGTTCGGTTTAGTTAAAAATAACGTAGAAGTTGTTATCGATTCTCCAGATATTAATCAAGCAGTAATCGGAACATATACCAATCACGACTTAACGCTTATTAGTGATAATACTGCTAGAGTTGTTTTAAAGAACAACGGCGAAGTACACATCGGCCACGAGGCTACTAAGACTGGAGTGCTTCGTGTATTCGGTACATTGTACGCCGACAACCTAATCGCAGATACAAGAATGGAGCGCACAAGTTCTTTAGAATTTAAAGCAACCCGTTCTGATTCAATTTACGGCAAAGGTCTAGTTTGGTCAGGCGAAGGTGCTGCTAAACAGCTATTACTAAGAAGTAACCCGGACCGTATTTGGTCTAGTGAAAGCGTAGACCTGTGTGCGGAAAAAGAATACTACATCAACGGAAGATCTGTACTATCAGAATTTGGGCTAGGAACTACTGTTGTTACATCAAACTTAACCACAGTCGGTGTATTAAAGAGCTTAACAGTATCAGGAGAAGCCCGCTTCTCAAATAATGTTGAGATGACTTCTGTATCTATAGACACCCTTAACACTAGCGCAGTTACTGCCGTTAACCATTTCTCAGTCTCAACAAGATCGCAACAGGCATTCTATGCTGACATTAACGAAATTGAAATCGGTGACAAGTCAAATACTCGTAAGCCTGTAAAGGTATTTGGGCCGATGAGCATCGGCATTAACACTCCCGACTCATCTGTAGACCTAGCAGTCAGAGGCAACATTAGCTTTGCTGACAAAAAGTTTATAACTGGCACAGGCGCCCCAACTAGCGGTACATTTAGAAAAGGCGATATCTGTTGGAACTCAAACCCAACAGAGTTTACCTACATCGGTTGGGTATGTGTTGACGCTGGTAGTCCAGGTACATGGCTACCGTTCGGTGCTATTGCTAGATAACAGGTAGCATTATATTAGTGGTTCCCATAATAAATATGTTATGGGACCAATTACCAAACAATTACACAAGCAAATTACTGGATGGAGAATCTATTCAGTAGTTGGGCCAGCGCTTTTCTGTGCCGTATCTGCGTTCTTCTACCTACATTATGGTACAGCATACCAAACTATCTTCTACACCGGTCTCATCATTTTGGCAGTGACCTGTATCAGTTGGTGGCATTGGAGCCTTTCAACTATGGTAACTATGCTTTCTATTATGAAAGACACCGACGATCACTTCGCAGATGTTGCTCGTAAATTGGAAGAGCTTAGAATTCAAAATGGCGGCAAACCTAATTTAAAAATTGTTACCAATACAGTTGACAAAGATAAGTAAAACTGTATAATAAAAAGACAGCGGTCTTTAACGTCATTCAACCCGCTATATAAATTCTGCATGTCGTCAAACTTGCTACCTTACAAAGGAGACTAGAGATGGCAAATCTACAACCCGTACTTTACAAGTACACATCAACAAAAGAATATCACGACGCATTTCCTTGCGCTTATCGCCAATGGCGTAGTGATAGTCACTGTAACCTAATCCACGGTTATAGTTTTTCAATGAAGTTCTATTTTGGTACTAACGACCTAGATGTTCGCAATTGGGCGGCAGACTACGGTGGTTTAAAAGAACTAAAGAAGACCCTCGAAAACCAATTCGATCATACACTTATCGTAGCACAAGATGATCCAGAAATGGAAGTATTTAAAATGCTACAAGAAAAGAATATGGCTAAAGTTGTTGTTCTTCCGGCGCTCGGCTGCGAAGCACTAAGCGATATGCTTTACAAATATGTCAACGGTGTATACATTCCGGAGATGTGGGGCCCAGGCGAAGCGGCTAGACTATGGTGCTATCGCGTAGAAGTCCGTGAAACTCAAGCTAATATGGCTTTCCGTGAAGGCCATCGTGAATGGAATGAGGACTTATTTGCGTAAATTTTGGCGCATTTGGGCCAAAGCATTAGGTGAAAAATCAGGCAGTTCGGACGCAGAAGCGGACCGAATTGCTTGTATTCGCACAGTAATTGTGTTAACATACATTATCACTAACATTTTTATCGTCGCAGGCGTAATAAGGCATTGGTAATGGGCAAAATTGGTTTCGCATGTAAATGGATTGATCATCCTGATCAAGTTAATGGCATCAAAAAAGATGATGATGCTAAACAATACAACACTGGTAGTACAACTGTTGCTTGGCTCAAACGCCAAAGTGAACAAGTTGCCGAAGAAAAACTCTGGGACTTGATGAAGGGCAATATCGAGTCCACCCGTAAACTTGTAGAAAGAGTAGGTAAATTAGATGAACCCCTCCGAATGGTCCGCCTTAGCAGTGATATACTGCCTGTATATACTCAGCCAGATTACTCTTATTTTTGGCGCTTATCAGATGTCCGTGCTTATATGGAAAAGGAATTCGCGAGGGTTGGCGATATTGCAAGAAGTGCTAATGTTAGGCTTAGTATGCACCCTGGTCAGTTCACTGTACTTGCTTCAGAAAATGATGGTATCGTTGGTCGTAGCATAGAAGAATTTGAATACCACGCCGATATGGCTCGTATGATGGGCTATGGTAAGACATTCCAAGACTTTAAAATTAATGTACATATTAGCGGCAAACGTGGGCCTGATGGCATTCGTGCTGCCTACAAAAAGCTAAGTACAGAAGCAAGAAACTGTATCACTATCGAAAACGAAGAAAACAGTTGGGGGTTGGATGATTGTCTCAGTCTTAGCGATTTGCTACCTATCGTTCTTGATATCCATCACAATTGGATTCGAGAAGGGGAGTACCTGGATCCTAGCGATGCCAGAGTTACACGGGTTCTTGACAGCTGGCGCGGTCTTCGTCCTACTATGCATTACTCCGTATCAAGAGAAGACTACTTGGTCGGACATTGTCCAAACACTCCTCCGGACTATAAGTCTTTACTAGAGTCAGGACACAAAAAGCAAAAGCTCAGAGCGCACTCTGACTTTTATTGGAACAAGGAAGTAAATAATTGGGCAATAGGATTCACAAACCAATTCGACATCATGTGCGAAAGCAAGGGCAAGAACTTAGCCAGTATGGCACTATACAAACAGATGAAGGGAGACTCCAAATGAATAGAGAAAAACTAATCCATCATATCGAGCACTTAAAAGAGAAGCACGATGCTGTTGATAAAGAAATTATCGAGTTAGAAAAACATCATACTGATCATCTTAAAGTAGAAACTTTAAAGAAAGTTAAGCTAAAACTTAAAGATGATATCGAGCTTAACAAAAACAAGCTGAACAAACTTCCATAAGAAAAGGGCCACTAGGGCCCTTTTTCTATATCCTAATATTACTTAGGTGCCTTTGGTGCCTTGGTCTTTTTAGCTGCAGCTGGCTTTTTAGCAAACGATTGCTTTTTAGCTGCTGGCTTTTTAGCTTTCTTAGCAGGTGCTGCTTCAGCTGCCGGAGCAGGTGCTGCTTCAGGTGTTTCTACTTTATAAGGTGCTGAATTTACAGCCTCTAATTTAGTATCAATTACTGGTGTAGGCTCTGCTACCTTACCGCCAAAAAAACTTTTTAAAAATTTAATCATAATGATTGTCTCCTTCGTGAGTTATTTATAACGACGAATCGTATATCTATATATTTTATAGCTGGCCGAGTGTTTTTAAGCTACTTGCTGGCATGTCCCACACCTTACGTGCTTCCACTCCCTTACTTTGAGCAAATTTCTTAGCATCGCAGTTACCGCATACATGATAGTATTTGTCGCTTACACGGTTAGGATCCATGTTTCCTTTGTCTCGTTTAAACACTTCTTGACAACAATCGCACCGAAAAACTAGTACAGTTTTCTTGCGCATATAGGTATGCATTGTACCGTATTTGCTTTTACGGTAGTGCGGAGTATTAACAAATTCAGTTCCAATTAACATCATGTATTTACATTAAGGTTATAAAAATGTTTTGCTAAATATGATATCGAACAATAAAATCAGCTTCGGAGTTAAAGAAAAATGGCAAAACAAACAATTGATATCGGCGTACAAGGTAATGATGGAACAGGCGATAGTATTCGTGAATCGTTCCGTAAAGTAAATGAAAACTTTACACAGATTTACGGTATCTTAGGCGGGGACACGATCACATTTAATAAACTTGATGACGCTCCTAGCAGCTACGACCCTAATCAAATTATTATGGCTAGTAAAGAGGGTGACAAATTAACTGCCCGTACTATTACTAGTTCTGACAATACACTGTCTATTGTTAC